ATGTGCATGTTCTCCTCGCCGCCGAAAGCCGAGCCGCCGCAGGCGCCACCCGAATACGCCCAGCAGAAGACGCCCGATTATGCCGCGGCTCAATCCACCGCCGCGCGCCGCGCCTCCGATAAGGTGAAGGGGGTACCCTCCACCATCCTGACCTCACCCTCGGGCGCACCTGTTCTCGCCGATACGCAATCGCCGGCGCTCTCGGGCAATACGCTCAAGAAAACGCTGCTCGGGCAATAGAGGCTGACATCAACAATGGAAAATCCTCGTCGCGACAACGAGACGCAAATTGCCTATCACCGCCGCCGGCTCGCCGAGCTGAAGGAGGTTCGCCAGCCCTGGGAGGCCGAGTGGCGGGCGCTGGCCGAGCATATCGAGCCGACGCGGCTGCGGCTTGCCGCCGACCGGGAAGGCCCGCGCTCGCGTGACAAGATCATCGACAGCACCGGCAGCCATGCCTATGAGACGCTGAAGTCAGGCATGCATTCCGGCCTCACCTCGCCCGCCCGGCCCTGGTTTCGGCTGACCACCTTCGATCCCGATCTGAAGAAGCAGGATTCCGTCAAGGTCTATCTCGCCGCCGTGCAGGACAAGATGCGCGAGGTCTTTGCCGCGTCGAACCTCTACCGCGCCTTCCATATCGGCTATGGCGATCTCGGCCAGTTCGGCCAGTCCGTCGCCATCCTCGTGGAAGACGAGGAGACGGTCATTCGTGTGCAGCAGCTGGTGCATGGCCGCTTCTGGATATCAAGGGATCACAAGGGCAAGGCCACCACGCTTTACCGCACCTTCCGCTGGAGCGTGCAGCGTATCATCGAGCGCTTCGGCTATGACAATGTGCCGGCGCGGCTGCGCAGCCTCTATGACTCGTCGAAATATGGCGAGTGCTTCGATGTCTATCACGCCATCGAACCGCGCTACGACCGCGACCCCAGACTGATCGACAAGCGCAACAAGGCCTTCCTCTCCAACTACTGGATCGACGAGCTCGGCGGCGATCTCTTGGAAGAAAGCGGCTTCGACTCGAACCCGATCATAGCACCCGCCTGGGAGCTTTCCGAAGACGATCACTATGCGCTCTCGCCCGGCCAGAAGGCGCTCGGCGATATCAGGATGCTGCAGCTCGAACAGACGCGAAAGCTCGAGGGCATCGACAAGAAGGTGCGCCCGCCGATGAACGCGCCGACCTCGATGCAGAACAGCCCGGCCTCGCTGCTGCCGGGCGCCGTCAACTATGTCGATGATCCCACCGGCAAGGGGTTCCGCCCGGCGATGGAGGTGAACCTCAGCCTGGCCGAACTGCGCGAAGATATTCAGGAAGTGCAGAACCGCATCGAGAAGACCTTCTTTGCCGATCTCTTCTTCGCCATCACCAATATGGAAGGCGTGCAGCCGCGCAACCAGTTCGAGCTGACCCAGCGCAAGGAAGAACAGCTCCTACAGCTCGGCCCCGTGCTGGAAAACGTCTTCGGCGACCAGCTCGGCCCGACCATCGACCGCACCTTCGATATTCTGGCGGCCCGCGACGAGCTGCCCCCGCCGCCACCGGAGCTGCAGGGAACCGAGCTGAAGGTCGAGTACATTTCCACGCTCGCCCAGGCGCAGCAGGCGGTCGCCACCGGCGCGATCGAACGCGGCGTGGCCTTCATGGGCCAGGTCTCCGCCGTCAAGCCGGAAGCGCTTGATAAGCTCGATGTCGATGAGGCGATCGATCTTTATTTCGATGCGATCGGCGCGCCGCCCTCGATGATCCTGGCCGACGACAAGGTGGAGGATCTGCGCGCCCAACGCGCCCAACAGATGCAGGCAGCGCAGACGGCGCAGATGGCCTCGCAGGTCGCACCCGCCCTCAATCAGGGCGCCAAGGCCGCACAGGTGCTAGCCGATGCCAATGACAACCCGAACGGCGCAGCACTTCTGCGCCAGCTGGGGCTCGCCTGATGGATCATTTTAAGGATCAACCATCCATCCCCCAGATCATTCAGCGAGACGAAATCACGATGGCGTTTCGCGAGGTCTTCGCGACCGCCTCCGGCAAGCGCGTGCTGTTCTGGATGCTGGAGCAATGCGCCGTCTACCAGGAGGCCTATGCGGGAGAGCTTGGCAACGCGACGCATTACACGCTCGGAAAACAGGGCGTCGGCCGGCGGCTGATCGCCGAGCTCGATCGCATCGACCCGACGCTCTATCCGCGCCTGCTGCTCGCCATCGCGGATCTCAAGGCAACAGACAAGGCAGCGGCGGCAAGCCGCGCCGAACAAGAGGAAGGCGAAGACCATGATATCGATGCTTAGCAGGAGTCCCTTTCCGGCCGTTCTGCGCAGCGCCGAGGGAACCGGCAGCAGTGGCGGCGAAAGTACTGCACCGGAAACCATTCTGTTTCCGGACGATGCGCCATCACCGGATGGTGACAGCGGTGGCGATGATCATGCCGACGCTGCCGATCATGACACCGGCAAGCCTGACGACACAGCCGGCGACGACCCTGATGACCGCGTCCCCGACGATGGCCGCTATTCGCTCACCATGCCCGAAGGCGTCGAGCTCGACCGGGAACTCGCCGAAGCCCTCGGCCCGGATTTCCACGCCATGGGCCTGACCAACCGACAGGCACAGCAGCTCGCCGACCGCTTCATCGAGATCCAGGGCCGGCGTGGCAAGGCGGCGTCCGAAGCCTGGGCCGGCCGCGTTCAGGGCTGGGCGGAGGAGGCGCGCAGGGACCGCGAGATCGGCGGGGCGAAATGGGGCGGCACCGTGGGCTCCGCCCAACGCGCGCTCTCCCGTCTCGGCACGCCGGCGCTGCGTGAGTACCTGAATACCAGCGGCGGCGGCAACCACCCCGAAATGATCAGAATTTTCGCAAAGGTCGGATCGATGATCCAGGAGGACAACCCACCGAACGGCGGCGCGGGCGGAAACGGCAGGAAAGCCGAAACCGCGCACCTGATGTTTCCCAAAGACGCACCGAAGGGCTGATAAGACATGGCCACCATTGGCAGCTACTACCCCAATCTCGTTGACGCATTCAAAGGCTCTGCCGAAGGCGCCGTCATCGAGCTTCTCTCCCAGCAGAACCCGATCCTCGACGACGCGATGGCCGTCGAATGCAACATGGATGCCGTGCACCGCCATATGGTGCGCACCGGCCTGCCCTCGGTCTCCTGGGGCCGGCTCTACCAGGGCATCAAGCAGTCCAAGGCCACCATGCAGCAGGTGGACGACACGACGGGCTTCGTGCATGCCCGCTCCGAAATCGACATGCGCCTCTTGGATCTCGCACCCGACAAGGCCAAGGCCCGCCTCGTCGACACCATGCCGTTCATCGAGTCGCTGAGCCAGGAAATGGCGTCGGGCCTCTTCTACCACGATACGGCGACGACCCCGGAGAAGTTCAAGGGCCTCTCGGCGCGCTACGCCGCCTATAACCCGAACCTGCCGAACGTGGCGCAGCCGAACATCGCCAACCAGGTCGTCAATGGTGGCGGCACCGGTGCGGACAATACCTCGATCTGGTTCGTCACCTGGGGCGACCACGCCACCCACCTTCTCTATCCCAAGGGCACGAAGGCGGGTGTGAAGATCGACGACAAGGGCGAGCAGCGCGTGCTGGATGCCAATGGCGACCCCTACTATGCCAAGGAAACGCTCTATACCTGGCATATCGGCGCTGCCGTGAAGGACTGGCGCTACAATGCCCGCGTCGCCAATATCGACGTGTCCGACATGATAGCCGGCAGCGTCGATCTCTGGGCGCTGATGCGCAAAGGCTATTACCGCCTGCAGTCTCGCCGCCTGAACGCCAAGGCAAGCCGCATCGCCATCTACATGAACAAGGATGTGCTCGAAGTGCTCGACGTGCAGTCGACCGACCGCGCGCTGACCTCCGACCGGCAGAATACGGTGCACCTGACCACGCAGTTCGTCGAGGGCCAGGAAGTGAAGTTCTATCGCGGCATCCCGATCCGCGAGACGGACGCCATCCTCAACACCGAAGCCGCCGTTCCGGCGCTCGCCTGATCGTCTCCCTCAAGCCCGCCGTGATGAGCGGCGGGCAACCCTATCCAACGAAAGGCACATCCCATGATTTTCGACCGGCAGACGCTGCTTTCGGACGCGCAGGTTATCACCGCAACCGGCCCCAGCACCAATGTCATCAATCTCGGCCCGGTCAAGGCCGGCCTCACCCGCGATATCGGCAACGGCGAACCGATCCCCTTCCTCATGCAGGTGGTGGAAAGCTTCAACAACCTCACCTCGCTCGCTGTCACCATCCAGGTGGACGACAACGAGGCCTTCCCCTCGCCGAAGGCCGTGATCACGACGACGCTCAACCTCGCCGATCTCAAGGCCGGCAAGATCATTCCGCCGAGCCATATTCCGCGCGGCACGGACGAGCTCTTCCTGCGCCTGCTCTACACCGTGACCGGCACGGCGCCGACCACGGGCAAGATCACCGCCGGCTTCACCGCAGGGGTTCCCTCGCATGGTTGATGTCATCGCCACCGAGCGTGGCTATTTCGGCGGCGCCAGACGCGACCCCGGCGAGCGCTTCGGCCTGCCGGACGCGCTCTGGAAGGACGAAAGGCGCCGCCCGAAATGGGTGCGCCTTGCCCGATCCGGTGACAAATCCACTGGCAAGGCGGAAGCGGAGCCGACCGATAAAAGGCCATTTGCGAAGCCCGCCAAGCCCACCACGCCTCCCGAGCCTGAAGGCAACGGCGTGCAGGAGGCGCTTGGCGGCCCCTCCCCGGACTGGACGCCACCGGAAATCCACAACTCCTCCCAGCCTGGCGACTAACCCCCTCATCGACAGGCCACCTCTAGAGCGCCGTGCGTCCATTCGGACGCACAAAGGACGCTCTAGCTCTTTGAATCCGCGCATCAGGCTTCCGAAAATCGATTCCGATTTTCGGGCCGATGCTGCAGCGGCTTCGGCCGCTCTTTTTTCATGCTAGCGAGAAAGACGCGCCGATGGCGAAACTCTATAATATGCAGCGCGTCCAGGGCGTGGTGATCGTGCCCGACGGCACGCGCATGTTCAACAACCGCCCTGTCATCGGCATCCGCGATGTGGGCGACGCCACCCTGTTCGTCGACAACAAGCCCGTCTTGGGTGTCGAGATCGTCACCGATGGCGCGACCGTCTATAACGACCTGCCCGTGCTCGGCGCCGTCAGGATATCGGATGGGCGCAGTCTCTACGGCAACGCGCCGGTCATTCCGGTCAAGGGCGCTGGCGCACCGAGTTCGCTCTCGGATGTTTTCCTGACCGGGACGCCGATGAATACGCTTGTCATCACCGTCCAGCCCGCCACCTATAATTTCGCCCCGACGAGTATCAGCCGACAGATGCAGGTTTCCGATGACGGATCGACCGGGTGGACGGATATCGGGAGCCCGTTCAGCGGAACGACATTCACGTTGGGAACGCTGACGGGGAAATACCTGCGGGTGATCGAGACCGCGATGGCGGACACGACGCCCGTCGAAACCACGAGCGCGACAATCGGCCCCGTCGTGGCATTTGTCGCGCTGCCAAGCACGCCGCTTGCCGCAGGCGAGCTGCTGGGCGCTATAGGCGACAGCTACATCGCCTACAACAACATCGATTTCAACCCCAACATCCCCAACACCACATCCGGCCGCGCCGGCTACAGCATCGGTATCGGCTTGATCGAGTGGGCAAAACGTCTCGACCCGCGTTTCCGTGTCGATCAATGGTTTGATACGACGTCGCCGCTGGGGCTGAACACCTCGGGGTTCAACAACGCGAAATCTGGCGATCACCTCACCTTTTCAGGAGCCGGATTCCTGGGCGGTATTGTCGCCCGTCTCGATGCCTTTCTGTCTGGCGATTTCAAGGCCATGATCTTCGAAGGCGGCTCGAATTCCATATCGTCCGGGGACGATGGCCAGTTCTCCCTGACCTATCTGATCACGAAGTTCGACGAGGGCCTGTCGAAGATCCGCAAGGCCGGCAAGCTCGCCATTGTTGTAAAGGTGCCATACCGCGGCGATTGGCCTGCAGGTGACGACCGCCATGCCAAGCGGATCGCGTTCAACGCCTGGATCGCCTCTCAATCCACTCGCGATGGTATCGTGGCAATCCTCGATCTCGACACGGTGCTTGCGCCTGGTGGCGTTCCCGACCTCAGCATGTATCTGAGCGATAAGATACATCCGAGCCCGAAAGCTGCCCGTGCCATCGGCGAGGATAGCCTTCTTCCGGTCATCCAAAGTCTCTTCTCCGCCGGCACCTTCATCGACCTCAACCCGGCCAACAACAACCTTGCTCCATCAGGCATATCGCAGCTCAACGGCGGCACTGCCGGGACATGGGCGGGTACCAATGCAAACCGCACCGGTACCGGACAGGTTGCCACAGGGGTTGCGATCAACATTCCACGCAATGTTTCTGCTGTCGCGTCGTTGGTGGATATCGGTGGCGGAGCCAAAGCTCAGCGCATCGATTACACTCCGCTTCAGGTCGATAGCGGCGCTTATTTTGAATTTAACGCGCAGTCCATTTCCGTTCCGTTCACCCTCGACCAGACGAAATGGTATCGCGCCATGTGCGAGGTCCAGACCTTCGACGGCACGCCGGCTTTCATCGAATTGCGCTGCATGACCCGCCAGGGCACGACAAACCGCTCGAGCGGCTTCAGCGGCTATCGCCTCTCCTCCGACACCTTCGTTCTCGGAATGGGACGCTCGGGAACTTATAAGCTCATCTCCGAGCCGTTCCGATGGGATCCGGCCTGGGGAACCGCCGACCGTATCGGGATCGAGATCCGCATCACCGGCGACCGCACCGCACCGCCATCAGCCGTTCAGTTTTCGAAGATCAAGGTCATGGAAGACGTTGATCCCGTGGCATTGTGGGGGTTTGGCGCGTAGCGCCCACTCGATGATCGTCTCCTGAACGGAAAAAGGCCTCGCTGATGCGCGAGGCCCCCAATCCGGGCAGAATACTCATAGGCAGCACCAGTATCGTTTGAAGTTGGCGCAGCTCGCAATCTGCTAATTTTCACATGTATGAAATGAGGATAGATGCCGCCGCCAGCCGCCGCCATCATCGAGGATGATCGCTGTGTTCAACGCCCAGCCGTTGCCGACGGCTTGAAGAAAAAGGACTTCACGCTGTCGACGAAATCGATCAGCGTGAATCTGGGCCGTTCGCCGATGGCGACATATCCCCTTTTTCGGATGCCGATCGATACATGAACCGCCTCGGCCGGCGCGCTGATAAAGATCAGCTTTTCTTCCAGCGCACGGATGAAAAACGGGCGCTCCTCAAGTTCGTCGAACTCTGTCTCGGACATGGATAGCCGGTGATATTTGTCGCTGACTATCGCGCGGAGCAAACGCTCGGTTTCTCCATCTGAAACTTTGAACAGCCGGTCGCGGCCAGTGAGTCCCATCGATGAAGAGTTTGGATCTTTCGCGGGTTCGCGGAAGTTATTGATATGCATGTAGGTTCCCCAACCAGAAGGCGAAGATACACCTCATGCGCGAAAATTGCGCAAGAACCTTTTTTGGACTCTTGTGACAAGGGTAACAGGAAGCTAATGCCATGCCCCTGCCGCCCGATTATCGGAAGCAGGCAACTCGTGCTCGTGACAGCGCAGACGCGGACATGATTTCTCGCGATCGGCATACGCGCGGGTTCCTTCCCGCCCGTCAACGACGGTACATACTTTACTTTAGCGAAAACGGCTGACCTGGCATCGACCTTGGTGGCCTGGTCTACCAACGGCGGTTGGCGTCAAATTCTTCGCGCTCGAACTCGGTCATCTGGCGGTAGACCCACCTACCGTCCATGACCTTCCGCATGACGGGGCCGGTGATCGGCATCTTCGTGTTGATGTCGGTAACATCGCTGGAGACACGAGCGAATGCCCAGTCGTCCTCGTACCCGCCGTTCCGGTACATCATCCAGAAACGCTTAAGCGCAGATGACAAGAAATGGAAAATGTCTTTGGCGGTTTCGCCAACGGTAGTTGTTCGCATTTGAAAATCCCCAGCAACTTGGGGATGCTGCAAATCGCTGCGAAAGACAATCGTGACTTCTTAGGGTGAGGTAGCCGGATACGGACTTTTATTGGTGTTTGGTTAACCGGCGCCCCTTCATCTTCGGGGATGGCTGCTGAGTGTCGCGGAGTTTTCAACTTGCACCCCGCCGTCCTCGGCTATACCGGTGTTGGCAAGTACTAACGATAACCTCATCTGCCAGGCAGGTCAGAAAAAGAGATTTCGATTTCGTCGGTCGAAAACGGGAGGAACTCGGCTGCTGAGTCAAACGCTTTTCTCTTTGTACCGTTTCCGTCTATGTACCAAGTGTGCGACCTAACTGATTGAATGTCATGGCCGCTGGCAAATGGTGTGTTTGCCGGAAAAGCACGACGTGACCAAGTTATCGTTCGGGCAACAGGCCTACCTTCAAAGTCTCTGTATTCAATCTGCATCCCATAGACTGCAGGAACGAGGTCGGTGCAATCGGCATCGTTGTAAAGCGAGAAATTCGTGCGCACGAGAACCCTTGGGAAAGCACGAACACGATGGAGCGCATGGAGCAACTGATATCCTGCGTCGCGTGCTTCTTCCACAGCGTGCTCATCGACCAGATCGGCCCCCTCGATTAATGCGACGGTACGCAGAAAGAGGCGGAGGCTATCAACAAGATCCTGAGATAACCCGAATGCCGCGAGTTCGGGCCAAACGGCTTCGATAGAAAACGATCTTCGCGTATCTGAATAGCTGCGGTTCTCAATGAGAATTCTCCGCAGCTCCCTACCAATTTCGCGCGCATACAATAACAGAGCGGCTCTGGCATCAGGATCGCGTTGGCTTCTTCCACTCAGCGGCGACCATTGTGTGTCGGCATCGGACCACTGAACCTCCTCCACAAGCGGAGCGGGAATTCCCTGCATTGTGACTGACAGCTCATTGAGTACGTCTTGAAGTTCAATGCTGCTGCCGCCAACGGATAGTTTTTTGATCCTCGGCATCAGTGAAACAATTTCCCGTCGAAATGTTAGCAGAAGCACGTAGGGCAGAGCCGCCAACATGATCGATGAGATACTGGAAATTAGATCGGCTAGCTCTTTCAAGGGAACTTGCACCTTCATTGCTCGTGTCTCAAGCACTGGCAAATTCCTAACGTCCCGACAAGAGTGTTAAGGTTCAACACTATGATAATCTGATCGACCCAGATCCAAACGAATCGACTCATCATGCCAGCTCGCACGCGCAAACCACGCAAAAGCGATTGACCAGGAACCTGCCGGTGCTACCGTCGCGTGATCGGGTCGCTGGAGGACATATCGGATCGCTGGAGGACGTGATGAACTCTTCGAGAATCTGGCTTGGACGACACAACGAGGAATTTGCAAGGAGCTTGCCCGCGGGGTCGATCGTGCTTGATGCGGGAGCCGGAAGCCAGCCCTACAGGCACCTTTTCGACCATTGCATTTACGAGGCCGCCGATTTCGAAATGGTCGACAAGGAATATGCGAAATCCACCTATGTATGCGACCTTTCAAGTATTCCCGTAGCGGCAGCCAGGTTCGATGCCATTGTGCTGAATCAGGTGCTGGAGCATCTGTCGGACCCGGTTGCCGTGCTTCAGGAAATGCACCGCGTCCTCAAGGATGGCGGGACGATGATCTGCTCTGCGCCGCTTTTCTACGAAGAGCATGAGCAGCCTTACGACTTCTTCAGATACACGCAGTTTGCGTGGCGCCATCTCCTCGGAAATGCGGGCTTTGAAATCATCAGCCTGGATTGGATGGAGGGATATCTGGGAACGGTGGCCTATCAGATGGAAACGGCTTCGAAGCATCTGCCGCGTGGCGCAAAGAATATCGCTCCAGGCGCGCTGGGGGTTGCTGCCGTCCCGCTGCTGGCATCCGTGCGGATTGCATGCAGGCATCTGGCCCGGGTATTTTATCGTCTCGATGCGCAGCAAAAATATACCCAGTCGGGTTTTCCGAAAAACTACATCGTCGTGGCAAAAAAATCATTTGTCGCCAGGCAAGCCGCTTAGGGACGCTCTCGCCCCTTCATCGAGCTGTGACGTTCCGGCCAAACCATCGCCACCATTGCATCCAATGCTGCATCCGGTCGCCTTGTCGCTGATATCTCGGGGCTGACGACCAGCTCGATCACACCTGATGACGGAAGGCTCGCATTGGACGTTACACGCCGCAACCTGATCGTCGGCCTTTCGGCGATATCCGTCGGCAGCATTGCCGCCGCTTTGACGGCGGGCGCCCGGCCGGCGCTCGCAATGCAGATGCCTGCCGGGAATGGCGAAGGGCAAGGAGTGCGCCGCGCCGTCGCCTACGGCACGAATGCGGGGTATCAGAAGGATACATCCAGTTCGACCCAGATGGCCTTCGTTCGGCGCAAGGAGTATTTCCTGCCCTACACGATCAAGGCGGGCGAGCTGATCGAATTTTCCTTTCCGCTTTGGACGCTGGAGCGTCCGCCGCGCAGTCCGGTTCTCGAGGTCGATCTCGCCGAAGCCTATGATTTCATGCTGTCGATGGAATATCCGTTCAACGACAGTTCGACATCCTCGCCCGATCTCGCCAGCCGTCATCGCTGCCTGAACACCAGGGACAACAAGGCGATCTATTCATACGTTCCGGGCCAGCCGGAACGCATGATGGTCTTCACGGTGACTGCCCCGGCCGACATTCCGGCCTTTACGGCAATCGGCGGCATCCTGCTGCATGAATGCGTCGCCGGACGCTCCGGCTCCGTGAAGAACAAGGCCATCAACAGCGTCGTCAATGCCTCGACCTTCATCGGCCGCCGGGACGGTTCGTTCAATTCGACGACCTCGCTGGTTGCCGCCGACCCGACGATGACGCAGACGAAGTTTCACGCCGCCAACGGCAGTCAGACCGGCAATCCCGGAACCATGCTGGTCGGCGCCATCAGGGTCGCCGTTCCCGCAGACGCCGTTGCCGTCATGTCGATGGGCAACTCGAAGCTTCAGGGTGCCAACGAGGGCATGGCCGGTTCCGGCACCTTCGGTGACGGCGGCGGCGACCGTTACGGCAATACCGGTTGGGGCACGCGTCTCGCATACAAGCTTGGCCTCGGTTGCGTCCAGATGTCCAGAGGCGCCGACAGCTATAACTATCAGCTGATCTCCGGCATCGACCGCCGCATGGAATTCGCAGCCTGGTGCAATCCGACGCACCTTCTTCCGTGCGATCCACATAACGATACGACGCAGACCGCGACCCCGGACTGGTCGCAGAAGACCTGGGCAGTCGACGACACCTGCAGGGCGAACGGCAACGCTTATATCGCCGATACCGGCGGCGCCTCCGGCTCCGTTGCGCCCCGCGGCACCGGCAAGGGCATCGTCGACGGCGACGTCCGCTGGACCTATATCGGGCCTGACGACATGGCCTCGACCGCCGGCATGTCGCTTGTCGGCAAGATGCGCAAGCTCTTCAGGCAATACAGGGCGGCCATGCCGCATGTGAAGATCATTCCGCCGACGCTCACGCCCGACACGACGTCGAGCGTCAAAGCGTCGGACTATATCTATGACAGCGGCACCGGCGATCTCACCCTGACCATCCCCGACGTTTCAAAACTCGTTGTCGGAAGCAATGTCGGCGTGGCCGGCCTCAATCCGAAGGCCTTCAACACGAGTTGGAAAAACTACGCTCGGATCACGGCGATCGACGGCAACAGGATTACCGTGACTCTGCCCGCTGGCCTTGCTTCTCCCATGGGGAACGCATCGGTCAACCTCACCTGGAGCGATCCGAGCTATCAGGTCCCCAGGCCCGGTTATGCCGCCCATGTCAGCTTCCGCTCCTGGATCAACCGGTTCCTTCGGACAAACCCGAATGGAGCGCTCGACATGGTCATCTGCGCGGATGCAGGCAAATGGGGCGAGGCCGGCAACCCGACGACGCCGGCAGCAGAAACCGGGGCATGGGCCGCCCTTCCCGTCGACCACGTCTCTCTCGGCGGCGCCTTCACCTCGGATGGGACGCACGAGACATCCTGGGGCAATGACTACATCGCCACGCAGCTCGCGGCCGATCCGGCTCTGTTGCCGGTATTGCAGAAGGCCGATTAGCGCCTCGAACTCCGATCGGAGTCACGTCCTTGCAAGTAGAGGCAGGAAGATGAACTGATTTTACTGCTTAAAGTGCTACAGCGTCCTTTGCGCGTCTGAAAAGACGCGCGGCGCTGTAGTGTGACGCCCGTTATATCTTTTGACGGCTGGCCGGATTAGGTAATGGACGAAGAACAAGGTTCGAACTACAGTTCTTACACTGCCGAGTTTGCAGCATCGGCAGGACGTCAGTGAGGATGGACAGCAGGAAAGTCCACCAGCGCTTACGGACCGCAACCGATTTGAGAAAGCCGCTGCTCAGGTGAAGGACTCACCTGTCGACAAACTCTATGAAACCACGGCATTATCTACTGCTCATCTTCGTCGCACCGCCACTCGTGGCGCTCGTGCTCGGACTTGTTTTCATGCTCGCGACATGGCCCGGCAATCAGCGCGCAGATCAGCGCGCGGACCCGCGCTCGACGGGGACGATCGGCGTCAAAAAGGGCAACAGGATCGGCAGCCCTGGCGACAGGTTTGCGCCTCCGCGATCAGGCGGTGACATCAAATAGAGCAATTCCTGCAAAAGTGGGAAAGTGCGAACAGCCCATCGCCATCAGCGTTGCTTCAGCGCCAGCCGGATCCTGTAAAAATTCTCGGCGTCGGCCATCGCCTTCACGTCGCATTGTTTCGTGCCGACTGCTACGGTCGCGATCTCGCTGACATCGGTGGTCAGCCAGATCGGCGCCTCGCGGCTATAGGACCGGCCGGGGAGCGCGCGCCAATTGGCGAAGAAGATGCCGACCTCCTGCCCGGCAGCATTGAGGAAGCTTGCAACGACGCAGACCTGATCGTCGTCCTCGGTGTCTTCGTTTCTAAGCGTGATGCGGGATGTGACCGAATTGGTCTTCGGGTCCGAACGGAAGGAAAAACTGTAATATTGCGGCCGTTTCCAATCCCACTTGTCCTGGACCAGGACGCAATATCCATCCTCGACATGAAGGCATTCCTGCGCGGCTTGGACGCGCCAGACGTAGTTCTGCCAGCCATCCTCATTGGGAACGGGAGACTGATCACTGGTCAACAGCCCTAAGGCGATGGAAAGCTGCTTGAGAGTCGGCATGCCCAATGCTGTCTAAATTTGCTGCATCGCGCAAGGCATCCACCTGCTCCGATCAGGATTTCCGCGCCAGCGGCGGCAGGGGAATGAAAGGATTTTGGGAGTCGTAGCTCATCTTCGGCTTGCTCCGGCCGGCTTTCAGCAATCCCGGCGCGAGATGCCCCTTGGGACCGAAGAGATAAGCGCTTCCCGCGCAAAGATGGGCAAGCGAGCGATAGTCGAAATAGCGGAAGGTGCTGTCGGCAAGGAAGGCCGCTTCGTTATAGGCGTCGCCCTTGATGTCTGCGAAGCGGGTCTCGGTCATGTAGGCGTAGAGCGCTTTCCTGTCGAGCGATGCGCCGCTGCAGAGATTGCTGAGCGTATTTGCGAGCTTCACGACCCTCAGGGTCTGAGCATCAGGGTTTGCAAGCGGCTTCATCGCCTGGGCGAGGTAATAATTCGTCGCCGGGTCGCCGGTCATCGATTTCTTCCAGGAGGCCGGCACCTCCTCCGCTATGCCTGATCCCGCCGAAACAGCCACGGCAATTGCTGCGAACAGGCAAGATCTGAAGCTGTGAGCCAAAACATCCCCTCCGGCTGAACAATCCAGACTGCCCTGGATTCGCGATCGGAAGCAAGACCGACCTCAGGGGCAGCTTCGGTGCTGCAGCGCAATAAAAGACTTGTGTCCGCACCCCAAACTATGGTCAAATTCGCTGATTTCTACGAGCAAACAGTAAAATTCCCTAACCCCCAGTAGAGGAATTGCCCGTGACGAGTGTTAGCAACGGCGGTCGTGTCGACTGCCTTGACGGATTGCGCGGCCTGGCCGCCTTGTGGGTACTGGTTGGCCATGCTCATCTTCTGACCGGATTTTCGGTGCCTGTCATTGGCGACCCGGATCTCGGTGTCGATCTTTTCATCATGCTGTCAGGCTTCCTGATGGTCTTTCACTATCAGCGCAGAAAGGAGCGGGAGCCCTGGGAAGCGAGCAGTACCTGGATCACCTTCTGGGTCAGGCGTTACTTCCGAATTGCTCCGCTCTATTACGTGATGCTCGTTGCAGCCCTGACGCTCGGCCCCTTCATTTACGATGCCCGCATGGTCATCGACGGCTTCAATGGCGTGGAGCCGCAGTTGGCCAGTCGCTATCTCGACAGCAGCCTGACCAACTATCTGGCGCACGTGACCTTCCTCTTCGGCTTCAGCCCTGATTATGCTTTCAGGACCGCGCTGCCGGACTGGAGTATCGGTCTTGAAATGCAATTCTATGCCGCCCTGCCCTTCATCATTATCGTTGTCGGCCGCATCGGCTGGATCAAGGGCATTGTCGGCGCCTCGTTTGCCGGTATCGTGATTTCATATGCCTTGAACCGGCTCGGCATTTCCTTTCCGATGCCGACCTTCCTTCCGCTCAAGATGCATATTTTTGCCGCCGGCATGCTGCTGGCCGGCGCTTTGTGGACTGACAGGATACGGGCCTTCCAATTTGCGACGATCGCCATGGTGCTCGTTCTGGCCCCGCTCGGCGGCGGAAAGGACATGATGCACCAGTTCGTGCGGATCTCGCTGGTCCTGATCTTCTTCGCCTTCATCCATACGCACCGCCTGCCTGAAACCCTGGCAAAGCTTCTGAGGCCGATCGGTGCGTGGCTGGGTAACGGGTTTTTCCATAGTCTGGGCGAACTGTCTTTCGGCGCCTACCTGATCCACCTCATGGTCATGCAGCCGGTCATCGCCTGCCTGATCAAGACGATTGACGTCTCCGATCCCGTGCGCTGGGCACTCTCCCTCGTCATCACAGTGCCGATCGTCTACGGTCTCGCCTGGGTCGGCTACAACCTGATCGAAATGCCCGGCCAGAATGTGGGCCGAGGCCTGACCAAGCCGCGCGCCTCCGCCTAG